ATCGGTCCGGTAAGGGTCGGGTGACGATTCCCGACGAACTGTGGCCGCTTCTGGGGCTCACTGAACCGTCAGGTGCGTTCGCGGTTGACATGCTCGGCATGGACTCGTGCCATCTCGCGTGGTGCTCGCTGAACTTTGGCGCAACGTACTGTTCGTGCGGGGTGGACATCGCAGGGTTCCCGATTTTCGAGGAGCCTGACGCGTGAACCTCGGATACGAGATCGCGGCGGCTCTGCCCGGTCTCCGCGCGCAGGCTGAGTCGCGCATGACTGACACGGTCCGCATTAGCCGCGAAACCGAGCCTGTCTTTGACGAGGCGACGGGAACATACGTACCAACTGTGACGACCGTATACAACGGTCCCGCGAGGCTGAAGTTGGTCTCTAGCGTCGTTGGTGTTGTTGATGCGCAGGGGCAGAACCTTGCAGCGCAGACGCCGCGACTGGACCTTCCCGTCGCAACGTCTGGTGGCGTCCGAGTCAATGACTCGGTCGAGATCACGGCGTCTGTGAATGATCCGGCGAGCGTGGGTCTGCGGCTGAACATCGAGGGCGTGTTCTTCCAGACCGATGCGACTGCGCGTCGATTCCCGGTGGAAGTGCAGTCGTGAACGTCCGGATTACCGCTTCCGCAGGCGAGTACGTGATCGCGATGCGACAGGCGTTGCTACTCGCGCCGGACTTGACGGAGGAGGCCGACGATGACGACGTTTGACTTCTCGGAGCTGAGCAAACTTGCGGCGGATCTCGGTGAGGTGCCGGCGAAGGTCACCGCCAACGCTACGAAGGCAATGCAGGTTACCGCCCGTAACGTGAAAGACGACTGGCAGGAGCCGCTGAAGCAGTCTGAACGCATCCCGCGCGGTGCACAGTCGGTGAGTTACGACGTCGGCGTTGGCCCGGACGGTATCACGGCGGAGATTGGTCCGGAGGTTGGTGGCCCGGGTGCTCTTGTCGGGATGCTCGAGTACGGGACGCCGACGACCCCGCCGACCGGTTACGGTCACGGTGCGTTGCAGAAGAACGAAGCCGACTTCATCAAGGGTCTCGAGATCGCGGCTGGGGACATCCTGTGAGCGCCGCTGGTGACGCCGCAGTCCTGGCCCGCCTGCGGTCTGACTCGCAGCTCGCGAACGCCGTCTATGAGGGCACGGTGACGGACCCGCCCGCACGTTACGCGTCCGTGTTTGCACCGCTGGGTGCTGATACGTCGGATCGGCTGGGTGGCCCGTCGAACGTCAACGACACGACGTACACGATCCACAGCGTCGGGACGACGGTCGAAGCGGCCAAGTGGGTGGGGCGTCGTGTCGTCGGGTTGCTTACGGACTACGTCATCCCCGATGTTGGCCGGCTCACTCATCCGGTGTCGCTGCCGCCCCGGCTGGACCGGGATGCGAACCCGCCCCTGTGGTACCTCGTCGACCAGTTCGACCTGACCCACTCGTAAGAACTCCCTCTGTCTCCCAGAGGGCAACCCAAGGAAGACCCCGGTTGTCGGGGAGAAGAAAGGACTGAACATGGTTGATGTTGCTGACGTTGTTCCCGCCGCGATTGATGTCAAGGGCAACCTTGTCATCTGGTGGGTTGACACGATCGCAGACCAGGAAGCACCCTCGGTGGCTGGCGAGATGGATGACGCGACCACTTTCCGTGTCACGCACTCGTTCACCCCCGGTGGATTCGCGCTCGACGCCGACCAGGTCGTGGACACCGACTCCCGTCTGGGTCTCGTGGTGGACCTGGAGGCGCTGGGTATCCGTACCGACACGCTCGGGATGCTCGAGTATGTCGACTCCACGGGCGCGTCGTCCGCGGCAGTGGTGCTGAAGCCGACCCCGCCCGCCACGTCGAAGTCGGGATTCTTTGTGATCCGCCGCAACGTGTCGAACGCGACGGTCGCGACGGCCGCGCAGAAGGTTCTTGTGGTCCCGGTGACGCTGGGTTCGCAGATTCACCCGGTGCAGCCGGATGGGAAGTTCCTCATCAAGCAGCGCGCGTCGATCACTGGCCCCATCGTCGAGGGTGTCCTCGCGGCCTGATCCATCTCCTGACCCTGGGGTTCTCACCGTGCCCCAGGGTCAGGTTCTACCCTCCACGGTGAAGTAAACGGTGAACAGAATGAACTTCAAGGAACAGTTGGCCGCGGCCCGTGCCGCACGGCCTTTCAAGGATGTGGTGGTTGTCCTCGACGGCGCTGTGTCTGCTGAGCGGGAGCGTCTGGAGAAGGAACTCGAAACGGCTGCTGCCGATACCCGTCTGGCGGCGTTGTCGCCGGCTGACGAGATCCAGAAGCAACTTGACGAGCTCGCGGAACAGTCCTCCGATGTCCTCCTCACCATTCGCCTGACGCGCCTTCCGGGGCGGGACTGGTCGAACCTGACGTCGAAGTGTCCTGTGCGACCCGACGTTCCGATTGACCGTCATTACGGGTACAACTACGACGCCGCCTGTGAAGCCGCCGCACGCTACCGCGACACCGCGAACGTGGCGTACGGTGCACGGCTGGAGGACGGCGAACCCGTCGACATCAGCGACGACGAGTGGGGTGACCTGTTCGACGTCCTGTCTGGTAGCGACATTGGCAAGATTCGTGACGCGGTGTGGTCGCTGAACGAGTACGAACCTGAGCAGCGGCTCAATGCACTGGTAAAAGGCTCCGGGGCAGCGTCGCGCTCCGTCAGCAAGTAGCTTTCGCCGCGCGCTCCGGGATCGCCCCACGGCGACTCTGGGGGTGGGAGCCACGCACGTTTTACGAGTACGACGACGACGGGCGCATGGTTTCGTCGGTGTTGGAACCTGAGTGGGACGACGAACAAGTTGACCTTGTCATTGCGGAGCAGATGGTTCGCAATTTGACGGGACCTAACGGCGAGTGGATGCCGGAGGCGACGTCGGAGGATGCGGACCCGAACGCGTACAGCGGGTACCGGTACAAGGCGAACGGTCCGTTTACGAACTGGGCTGAGAAGGAGCGTCTTGACGCCCTCGACGCTCACCGGAAACAGATGGGTGAGCGCGCGAACCTGAACGGCGTGTACTTCACCGCCGACAAGTTCGAGTACTAGAACTCGTCGGCGTATTCGTCGCAGTACGCGACTGACGCGGCCCCGGCAACACGGCCAGCTTCGGCGGCTGTCATCCCCGTCTCTTTGGCGATGCGGATGAACTCGGTTAGCCCTGCCTCGAATCCCCGGTCCTCGAGGATGTCGCAGACCTGACGGCCAAGTTTCGTCAGGTCTGCGGCACCGGCTTCGGCAAGTGCTGGCACTTCACGGACCGCGGACACGTAGGCGTCATCGACGCTGGGCGCCGCACACCCGGTCAGTAGCAGCACGGGGAATAACACGGCGAGGACGCGCTTCATGGCGCTGACTCTACAACTTCAAGACCGATCTAGCGGAGGTGTATCTTGGCCGACCGCCAGACCAAAGTGACGTTGATCGCAGCCGTGAGCGGCTATATCACGGACATGAAGCGGGCTCAGGACGCCACCGAGAAGGTTGGCGACGAGGCCGCTAAGTCTGCGGCGAAGCTTGAGAAGCAGCATCAGGCGATGACTGAGGTCGGGGCTGGTATTGCTGCGGTCGGCGCGGTTGCTGCGGTGGCGTTTGGTCTCGCGGTGGCCCGATTTGCCGAGTTCGACCAGGCGATGTCGAACGTGCAGGCGGCGACCCAGGAGTCTGCCGAGAACATGGGCAAGCTGCGTGAGGCGGCGCTCGAGGCTGGGGCTTCGACGGTGTTCTCTGCCACTGAGGCGGCGAACGCGATTGAGGAACTGGGTAAGGCCGGTCTGACGACTGAGCAGATCCTTGGTGGCGGTCTGACCGGTGCGTTGGATCTTGCTGCGGCGGGTCAGCTCGAGGTTGCTGAGGCTGCGGGTATCGCCGCTATCGCGTTGAAGCAGTTCAACCTTGAGGGCGAAGACATCCCTCACGTGGCGGACCTTCTCGCGGCTGGTGCGGGCAAGGCTGTCGGTGATGTCAAGGATCTGTCCGACGCGCTCGGTCAGGTCGGTCTTGTTGCCAACGGTGCGAACCAGTCCATCGAGGACACGACAGGTGTGCTGGCGGCGTTCGCTGACGCGGGTCTGCTGGGTTCCGATGCGGGCACGTCACTGAAGGCCGCGATCATCGCGCTCCAGGCGCCCACTGAGAAGGCCCGCGGGATCATGGAGGAATACAACCTTTCCTTCTATGACACCAACGGGCAGATGCTCGCGTTCGATGAGATCGCCGGCCAGTTGGACGAGAACCTTGGTTCGCTGACTGATGAGACCCGCAACGCTGCGCTGGCTCAGATCTTCGGCAACGATGCGCTGCGTGTCGCGAACGTCCTGTACGACGAGGGCGCTGACGGCATCCGGAAGTACATCGACCAGACGAACGATTCGGGGTATGCGGCGAAGGTTGCCGCTGACCGGTTGAACAACCTGACCGGTGACGTGGAGAAGCTGGGCGGCGCGATCGACACGGCCCTTATCAAGTCGGGGTCTGGTGTAAACGACCTTCTCCGTGGTGTGACGCAGGGTGCGACGGGCATTGTCGACGCGATCGGCAGTATCCCTGAGCCTGTGCTTGGTGTTGCCACCCAGATCACCGGGATTGTTGCCGCTGTTGGTCTTGTGGGCGGTGCGGCTCTGCTTGCGGTGCCGAAGATCGCACAGTTCAAGCTGGCACTGTCGACGCTGAACATTTCGGGTGCTTCTGCTGCTCGGGGTATTGGTCTGGCTACTGGTGCGCTGGCCCTTGCTGGTACTGCGTTCGCGATTTGGGCGCAGCGGCAGGGTGAGGCGACCGCGACGGCGTCGGAGTTCGAGGAGTCCCTGGATCAGACGACCGGTGCTGTCACTGACTACACGCGGGAACTGGTCGCGAAGAAGCTTGCAGAGCAGGGCGCTTTCGATGGTGCAAAGAACGCCGGCATCTCCCAGAAGGAACTGACTGACGCGATTCTTGAGGGCGGCGACGCTGTCGAGGATCTGCGGCAGAAGCTCTACGACTACGCCAACGGGAACCCGTTCGACCCATCGATCGCCAACTCCGTGAACACAGTCAATGCGCTGTCTGATGGGCTCGAGCGCGCTGACAAGAACCTTGAGGACCAGGCTGCTGCTGCTGACGTGTCGGCGGACAAGACCACGGATGCCGCGACGGCGTACCAGGACGCTGCGGACAAGGCTGAGGAACTTCAGTCGAACCTGCGGGAACTCATCGACACGATCAATGAGGCGAACGGGATCGGTCAGGACGCGGTCAGCACGAACGCTGCGTACCAGTCGGCGCTTGCTGGGATCAGTGACGAGGTGGACCGGCAGAAGGAAGCGTTCATCGACTTGCAGAAGAAGGCGTTCCTTGACGCCAACGGCACCCTTGAGGGTTTCGTTGGGACACTGGACGGTTTCGTTCTGACGTTGGACCAGACGACTGCGGCGGGTTCGGCTAACGCTGCGATGCTCGCGGATGTTGCGAGCAAGGCGCAGGATGCCGCTCTCGCGCAGTTTGAGGTGGATTCGGCGACTCTGGGTGCTGACCAGGCGACGGCTATCTACCTCGACACCCTCGCGAAGCAGCGGCAGGCGTTCATCGACTCCGCTACTGAGGCGGGCTACAACGCCGAGGAAGTTCAGGCGCTCGCCGACTTGGTGTTCGCGCTGCCGGATGAGAAGGAGATGAAGGTTGTCGCCGATACCGCCGCGGCGGCTACGACGATCGACGACTTCATGAACCGGTACGGGACTCTCAAGGGTTCGATTGTGTATCGGGCGACTCGTGAGGGTGCGGCGGGCGATGGTACTGCGGGTGGGTTTGCGGATGGTGGAGAGATCCCCGGGCGTCCGTCCCGTAAGGACAACGTTCTGATCCATGCGGCTTCCGGTGAGTTCGTGGTGAACACGGAGGCGGCTCAGCGAAACAAGGCGTTGCTGCATTACATCAACAGTGGTGGCCGGATTCGCGGGTATGCGGATGGTGGTGAGGTTCAGCCTCAGTACGCCGCGCCTATGCCTCGGTGGGCGTCGGGTGGTGGCGGTGGTGGGGCGAGTGTCAACGTCACGCAGAACATTGCCCCGCCGCCGAATGTGGACCCGATTCTGATCGGGCGAGCTGCGGCACACACCCTCGAGTTCGAGCTCCGGAGGAGTGCCTGATGGCGAACATTGAGGCGACGGTCGGCGGGTTGACGTTTGTTGGGCATGAGGGTCCGGCGACGTACACGATTGCTGCGGATGGGTTGAAGGGCTGGTTTGTGGGTGGCACGTCGATGCGGCGTGAGTATGTTGACCGCCCCAACCAGCCCGGTCAGTTCTCCACTCCTGGGTATCTGTCTGGGCGGCTTGTGGAGATCACCGGGAAGGTTCTGGTGGATGACGACGCGGTGGCGTTTGAGGACGCGTTGGATGCGTTGGATGCGCTGCTCGAGGACGGTGGTTCGGACACTCTGACGGTGACGACTCCGAAGGGTGCGAAGACGGCGACGGTGTTCCGGTATGGGGAGCCGCAGTTGCGGATTCTCGTGTACGGGTCGGTTGCTGAGTATCAGATCCAGTTGTGGGCGCCTGATCCGGAGAAGGTGGTTGTTCCGTGACTTGGTCGTACTGGTTCTGTGACACGTTGACGGGTGAGAAGCAGCTTGAGGTTGAGCCGGCTGGGGGTTCGTGGTCGCGCCGGCTCAATGTGACCCAGTCTGGTTCGCATGTGTTCTCGTTGGGTGATCGTGCGTTGTCTCGGGCGACGTGGCGTGCGTTGACGGAGACGTGGAACCGGGTTCTGGTGCAGTGCTGGGATGACGTACCGGTGTATGCGGGTGTTGTGACGGGGCGCCCGTATGACCGTGATACGCAGATGTTGACGGTGCAGCATACGGATATTCGGTCGTGGTTTTCGTACCGGTACCCGTTTGGTGTGGCGGGGTATTCGGATGAGTCGCTGGTTCCGGGGAATCTGACGATCACGTCTAAGTCGCTGGTGTCTGCGGTGGGTCTCGTGTTGGATGCCGGTTTGAAGGGGCCGATTGGTGCCCCGTACGCCATCTACCCGCTTCCCATCACGCTCCCGTCGCTGGTGGAGTCTGGGTCGTTCTCCGCGGTGTATGAGAACTACAACTTTCAGCGGGTGGCGGACATTCTTGATGATTTGCAGGGGTTGGATGGTGGGCCGGATGTGGAGTTCGCTCCGCAATGGTCTGGGTCGGACACGCTCGAGTGGGTGACGCGTGCGGGTGCGTTGACTGGTGGCACGTTCGACTTTGACCTGACGGCTGCGAGCTCGCCTGTGTCGTCGTACAGGTCGTCTGAGGACGGGTTGAAGCAGGTCACGGGTGTGTTCGGTATCGGGCAGGGTTACGGGTTGACGATGGCTGTGGGTGGTACGGCGAATGCGTTGCCGTATGTGATTCCGGCTCGGGACACGACGTATCCGGTGAAGATGGCTGCGACGCCTGGTGAGGCTGGGGATCTTGCGTTTGCGCGGGTCCAGAAGTACAAGTACGCGACCGTTCAGCCGGAGCTCACTGTTCTGGCGACGGAGGTGTCTCCTACGGATCTTGTGCTCGGTTCCACGATTACGGTGACTGATTCGGATGACCCGTTCCTGCCTGATGGGCCTACGGATTTCCGCCTGATCGGGTTGTCGGGTGGGGTTGGGGATTCTTTGACGCTCACTATCGAGGAGGAGTTTGTCTGATGGTTGCTATCGACAATCCTGGTAGTGAGATGGCCGACCTGATGCGGCGTGTCCGGTTTTTGGAGACGCAGTCGGGTGCGGATGGTGCCGGGTTTGGTGGTGGGGATAGTTCTCACCCTGGTACCGGGGCTAACTCGGTTGCGTTGGGGCCGGATGGTGCGGCGGCGTCGGAGGCGAACACTGTAGCGCTCGGGCGGTCGGCGGACGCTGCCGGCTACAACGCGACCGCTCTTGGGCGGACATCGAAAGCCTATGGGAACGACTACTCGACGGCGGTTGGCGCGTTCACTTGGGCTGATGAGGACTGTTCGACCGCCGTTGGTGGGGCTGCTTCTGCGCAGGCGGTAGATAGTACGGCTCTGGGTTTCAACACGCTCGTCGCGTTTGCTCATACTCATTCCACTGCGGTGGGTGCTGACGCGGAGACGACTGCGGCGAATCAGGTCCGTCTCGGAACAACGGCTGACACCGTTTCAGTTCCGGGGAATCTGACGGTCGCGGGTACGTTCTCGAATCCGTCTGCCCGCTGCTTGAAGACGAACATCAAACCCGCGCCGGTCATGCGCGACGTGTTCCCCGAGGTGTTCGAGTGGGAGTACATCGAGGGTGACGGGCGCCGGCAGATCGG